TTTTATTGTGATGATGATCACCCTATTGTATGGTATGTATTTGATGAAAATAATAAAGCGATGTGTGAATATTGTGCTACTCAATTTGTTTATGAACCAAAAGATTTTCATACTAAAATGTTAGAAGAAAAAGAGTTACTTGATATGTCAATGAAAGAATCTAAAAAACAAAAGGATGAACGCACTCCTTCTGAAAAATTGCAAGATGATTTAGAGCCCATTATAACAGCACCTATGATGGATATGGAATAAAATGAAAGATTGGGTACATTTTGTAACATTATTAATGACAACAATTGTTGTTTTAATTATGATATCAAGTTTGTATGGGTGTGCTTTTATGGTTGCAAAAGAAACAGCTAAAGTTATTGATACTGTTTTGGAAGGAGATCCTAACCCATCTAAAAAAGAAAAGATATTAATTAAACAAAACAAAATGAAACAAAAAGCAAGGGAATTTTATTGCAGTAAAGTAGAAGACCCGATAAAATGTGATGAGTAAAGCTACATTAAAAAGAAAGAAACACAAGGGCAGGCGTAAGGTCGGCTCTAAAAAGAGACGCAATCGTAGGCGTATCCGTTTAGGATTAAAGGTACGAAGAAGAAAAAAATAATTGTTGACAATTATTTTAATTATGATACTATGACAAATTATAGGAGACAAATATGGCAAGTATTAAAAATCATCAATCAACTGATGTGACTAAGCTACTGCTCGTAGGAGATAGTGGTTCTGGTAAGACAGCTTCATTGGCAGAGTTGGCTAATGCAGGATACAATTTACGTATCTTGGATTACGACGATGGCTTAGCTATTCTTCCAGAATTTTTAAATTCTGATGCAGTTAATAGAGTTAGTTATGTTACGTTGAAAGACCCCATTGGAAAGGCAGATGCTTTTCGTAAGGGAGTCACCCTCATTTCTAATTGGAAAGATGAGGAAGAAGAGTTTGGACCCGTAAGTAAGTGGACATCTAAAGATGTGTTGGTTATCGACAGTTTAACTTTGATGGGAGAGGCGGCTTTAAGGGGGGCACTTGTATTTAATAACAAGAAGCCAACCGACCAGGCAAGTCAACCAGAATGGGGAACAGCCGCGCGTGATGTCCAGCACATCATTCAATATATTACGGGTGCCGAAGTTCCATGTAATGTGGTCGTGACAACACATATGCAATACATGGAAGGCGATTTGGGTGTGTCAAAAGCATATCCAACTAGTGTTGGTTCCAAATTATCTACTAAGTTGGGTAGGTATTTTAATTGCGTATGCAGAATAGATACTAGAAGTTCGAGCAAAGGTGTCGAGAGAACTTTGCGTACAGTTTCAGATCATCGCATGGATCTAAAAGTAACGGCTCCAAAATTAATTGAGCCGAACACTGCATTAGATCTAGCGAAATTGTTTGAAGCTATTCAAAAGAATGCTCGACAAAGATTGTCTGGTAAAGACAATGTAATTAACATCAAAGCAGGAGGTAAATAATGGCTGATGTTACTGACTTTTTATCAATGAATCCAGAGGATATACCTGAAACAATAACGTTGCCTGAGGGCAGTTACGATTTTGTTATCACAAGTTATCGTACGGATAGGGTTGGTGAAAATCAAAACCAAATTGTGCGAATCAACTGTAAAGCTCAAGCGGTTCTGGAATCTGATATCACTGATGCAGATTTGGAAAACTGTGACGGCACTCGGTTGGAATTTTGGGCAACCAAAAAAGCACTGAGGCAGGGAAATCCTGTCATTTCACTTAAAGCATTTTTGTCAAAGACACTCGGTATGAGTGGCAATTCGTTTGGCGAAATGCTTGAGCAAACTATCGGTCAACCGTTTAGTGGTATTGTTAAACACGAAATGGTTGGGCGCAACAAAGATATATTGCAAGCTTCAGTATCTAGGATATTGACTAAGCATTAATATATCATGGGTGAGTATGCTGTAAAAAATCGTGTGCCTTCTCAATTAAAAGAGGGGGCACAGATAGCCATTGTTATGGACTATCCTAATGCAAATGAAGTTCGTTTGAATAAGATACTTGCAGGAGATTATATTATTAGTAAGATTTGCAGGATGGCAGGGATACAAGTCGAGGATTGCATGCTCACCCACACGTTTCAATTAAAACCTGCCCAAGACAATCCCCAAAATTTTTTTCACAGACGTTCTGAATACAAGGCTTTGTGCAAGGAAAGTAAATGGCGTTCATCATATCCGAATACCACCTTAGGCTACCTCAAGCAGGAGATGGAACAAGATTTGCAACGCTTGTACAATGAACTCAATGAGACAAATCCCAATGTTATTATAGCAATGGGAGGCGTTTCATTGTGGGCATTAACGGGATTCGATAAAGTTAAAACATACAGAGGTGCAATCATTCCTTCAAGTTCTCCTCATTTGAAAAGAGAATTTAAAGTAATAACTTCCTACCCACCTTCTTCCGTTCTAAAGAACTATGACTTTAGGGCACATGTTTTTTCAGACTTTAAGAAAGCAAAAAGAGAATCAACATTTAAAGATATTAATTACATAGAACGAGAGCTATGGATTGAGCCAACCATTGATGACTTATATACTTTTAAACGTGAGTACATAGACCAATGCGGCGAACTTAATCCTTTATCTTTCGATATAGAAACAGCAGAAGGGCAGACTAGGTGTATTGGATTTGCCCCCTCTTTAAAACACGCTATTGTCGTACCATTCTGGATGCCTAATCCACATTTTAAAAACTATTGGTCACGGGAAGATGAGCCAAAGGCATGGGCATGGGTTAAAGATTTATTAGAAGACGAACGTACAGTTAAGGTTGCACAAAATCAAACGTATGATGTGTCATGGTTATCATTTAAAAATAATATAAAAGTAAAAGGACTTATACATGATACCATGCATGCCCATCATTCGTTGCAACCAGAAATGGAAAAAGGTTTGGCCTTTCTAGGCTCCATATACACTAATGAAGGTGCATGGAAAACATTAGCCAAGTTCTCGAAGAGCACAAAAGCTGATGAATAGTGAAGCGACCCCATTTTTTTACAGCGAAATCGCTTGACGAACGTTGGGGGGAAGATGGATCTCATGTCCGTTTGTGGCGTGCGGTCCTTGATCAACTGTTGCAAGATTTAATATATGAAGGCAACGGAAAGGAAGATAAGAAAGCTCATGCTCAAGCGCAGGAGTGGTTTGAAAATGAGCTGGAGGATTTTGATTTGGTGTGTGACTTAGCAGATTTAGATTCTATAAGAACAAAAAAAGAATTGCATGAATTAATGGAGAGAGTACGTGATGATAGAGATAAAGGAAAATTTAAAGACAGCTTTAAAATTATTAAAAGGGAAACGTGAACATGAATACGGAAACAAAAAGGAGAATCATGAAAACATTGCTAACCTATGGTCTGCTTATCTCGATCATAATGTATCTGCACACGACGTGGCAATACTTATGTTGCTCTTAAAAATAGCAAGAGCTAAGTTTGGAAACCCGAGTGCCGATACATACATTGATATGGTAGGATACTCAGCAATAGCAGGAGAATTGTGTGATGAATATAGTAAAAAACACAGAGATAAATAAGATAGATTTAAATTCCGAACAAACGGAATGGGTATATTGTGCGCTTGATTGCACTCTTACTCATGAAATATGGGGCAAGATTTTTCCAGAGTTTGATGGGTTAACAAAGAAAACTTATTTGTTTGAATTGGATAGCTTACAACCCGCAATGGATATGATGCTCCGAGGGTTAAGAGTTAATGAAGAAACTGTACACGAAAAGAAAAAACTTTTAAAGGAAAGAAGATTAAAATTAAAACGCATGCTTGATCTGTTTGCTCAAGCTGTATGGGAAAAAGATTTAAATCATAATAGTCCTATACAACTTAAAAAAGTTTTATATGAATATTTAGGACTGCCACCCGTTGTGTCATACAAAGGGGGCAAGCAAAAGATATCAACAGACAGAGCGGCGCTTGAACAACTTGGGGAATTTTATCCAAGAGCTAAACCTTTTTGTCATACCATACTTGCATTGCGTGACATAACAAAACAAGAATCTGTTCTTGAATCTAAACGTGATGAGGACGGAAGGATACGTTGCTCTTACAATGTGGCAGGCACAGAGACGGGTAGGTGGTCATCATCTGAAAGTCCGTGGAGAACGGGAACTAATTTACAAAACGTTACAAAAGAATTGCGTTCTATATTTATTCCAGATGAAGGAAAGGTAATGTTCTATGCTGATTTAGAACAAGCGGAGTCAAGAGTTACTGCTTATGTGGCAGGAGATAAGGATTATATAAATGCATGTGAAAGCACAGACTTGCATA